TATCTTACAATGTAAGAGTTATCTTACCATAAATACTATTATGCCACGTTTATCCTTATTCAAACCAGAAAAAGGCTTCGACTATAAGTTTATAGATCGTCAAGCCAGCGAAATGTTCCAAGTTGGGGGCACTGATGTGTACCTGCACAAGTACATGGGTCCTAAAAACCCCACTAGCGGCACAGGAGATCAGCCTGTATACGCCACACAAAACGTGGCAAACATACAAGATTTGCTATTCTTAGAAAATCGTGACAGAGCTTACGACAGTCAAATCTACAGAATTCGTGGAATTTATAATGTACAAAATGTGGACTTTAACCTAAGTCAATTTGGCTTGTTTATTGATAACGACACTTTGTACATGACTGTACATATTAATGATTTTATTCATTACATTGGCCGCAAACCTATTAGCGGAGATGTGATAGAACTTCCACACTTGCGTGATGATTTTGCGTTAAATGATTATGACGTTAGTTTACCAAGATATTATGTTATTGAAGATGTAGGCCGTGCTAGTGAAGGATTTAGTGCTACGTGGTATCCGCATCTATACAGATTAAAAATTAAGAAGATTACAGATAGCCAGCAATTTGCCGATATATTTGATCAGCCGGCCAAAGATGCCAATGGCGATGCAGATGCAAGTGGTAAAACTCTACGAGATTTATTAAGTATGCACGGCAAAGAACTTGCTATTAATGACGCTATTGTTCAACAAGCAGAAATTGACGCTCCAAAGAGTGGTTATGAAACTAGACAATTTTACACACTAGCGGCCGATGCTGATACAGGCAAGCCAATATTACAAACAGCAGACACTGCCGCAACGCTGGCCAGCAGTGGCAGTACTAGCACCAATGCCGCAAGTGTTAATAGTGTTCCGCAACGTAGCGGATATACAGGCTATTTGTTAGGTAACGGATTTCCAGATAATGGATATGATTTTGGATTTGGTATCCAATTTCCCACTAACCCACAAGATAATGATTTCTTTTTGCGTGTAGATTTTTTACCTAATAGACTTTATAAGTTTGACATTAAAAGTAGTGCATGGATCGCTGTAGAAGATTCAGTACGTATGAACATGACCAATAACGATACTAGAAATACACTAAAAACAGGATTCATTAACAACGATAACTATACATATTTTGAAGCTGTTGTTGCAAATCCTCCAACTACTAATATAACTTCTGATTATATTACACTTACTGTTGGACAAAGTGTTATTGACACTACTATTGATCCAACAGTCACTGGATTGTACCTGGTGCTTAAATTTGAAACAAACACATTGCAATTTACAGTTGCAACATATCCTACAATGTTAAGTACATACACCAATGTAAATCCGTTGAATGGCATAGCTAGTACCAAATTACGTATTACATTACCAGTCATTAACACAGTACAACAAACAATACCGTTTGCAGGTCAATGGAATATCACATTCTACAACAGTAGAGTAGCTGAAAAACAAGGACTTAGCAAAGCACTTAGACCAAGGGCAGATTTATAATGGAATTTTTTTATGACGGGCAAGTAAGACGTTACATCACACAAACTATTCGTGTGTTTAGTAATTTTGTAGTCAAGTACGGCGACGGTACATTAGTGCGTGTTCCAGTCATGTACGGCGATGCCGATCGTCAAGTGGCCAGCATTATTAGACAAAACAGCGAAAACAAAGTTAACAGCATACCGCGTATTAGTGTGTATGTTAGCTCATTTGCATTGGACCGTGAAAGATTGTCTGATTCTAGTTATGTAGGTAAAATTCATGTTAGAGAACGTGGAACACAAGTAGATAGCGTACCAGGTAGCCCAACATACGGTGAAATAATTTACAATCAAGATAACGGTAGAAACTATACCGTTGAGCGATTAATGCCAACTCCGTTCAAACTTACTATGAAAGTAGACATTTGGACTGCTAGCACTGAACAAAAATTGCAATTATTAGAACAAATATTAGTCTTGTTTAATCCTAGTTTAGAACTACAAACTACTGACAACTATATTGATTGGACCAGTTTAAGTGTATTAAATTTGAATGATATTGCTTGGGATAGTCGTACAGTTCCGGTAGGCAACGACACTCCAATTAGCGTTGCTACAATTACTGTAGATAGTCCTGTATGGATTAGCCCGCCTGCAAAAGTAAAACATCTTGGTGTTATTACAAAAATTATTACAAGTATTCAACAAGGATCTACTACTAGCGGAACTTATATTGACGGATTGGGTAGCGATCCTACTCCTCCTACTACCACTCTCAGCACGATGCTAGAAAAAATTGTTACGGTTGCTGGGAATAATAATATTGAAGTTATGGGATCTAGTGTATTATTGCTGAATCCACATGAAAGCGTTTATCCAAACGAACCAACTCCAGATCCTGCTCCAGTTCGCCAAGGAGTTCCACTAAGCTGGCAAGAATTTTTAATTAATAGCGGTGGTACTTATGTTGCTGGTAGCAGTATGATATATTTAGAACAGCCGAATGGCAGTTATGTAGTAGGTACATTTGCAATTAATCCACTAGATGAAACTAAACTAAGTGTTAATTGGAACCCAGATTCATTGTCTAGCAATACCGGTATTGACAGCACTGGTAAAATTGATACTGCTGTTGGATACGATGCCGCTGGTAGTTACAGACCTAATAGTACAGGAACATTTGATGCTATTATTAATCCGTTAACCTATAATCCAGGTGAGGTTAGTGCAGGAACACGTTACTTGTTAGTAGATGATATAGGCAATATTAACAACACTCATCCTGCAACAGAATGGGGCACACTAGTGGCCTATGCTAACGATATCATAGAGTGGACTGGCTCTGCGTGGCGTGTGGTGTTTTCGCACAGTCACTTTACCGAGACCATGGTCTGGCAAACGAATATATACACTGGAGTTCAATACTTATGGAACGGAGTTTCCTGGGTCAAGAGCTACGAAGGTGAATATACGGCAGATCAATGGAAACTAGTACTATAAAAGACCCTATTGTTTGTAGCGGTGCATTGTTTTATGCAAAAACTACAGGCAGATTTCTCTTGCTACAAAAAGCAGAAGGTAAACACGCCGGTACTTGGGGGCTAGTAGGTGGTACAAATGTCATAGGAGAAACTCCATGGCAAGGTTTACAACGTGAAATTACTGAAGAAATAGGAAGTATTCCTAAAATAATAAAAACTCTACCATTAGAAACATTTGTTAGTAATGATAGAGTCTTTAATTTTCATACATATTTGTGTGTCATAGAAACTGAGTTTGTTCCTATACTAAGCGATGAGCATAGTGCATGGGCATGGAGTACTGTAGATCGTGCTCCTAAACCCTTACATCAAGGATTGCGCAATAGTTTTAGTTCAAAGACTATTCGTACTAAATTACAAACAGTCTTTGATGTAGTTGATTTAATGTAGTTGTGGCTTGTTTGCGTCGCCAAACTTGTCTTCCATTCCGGCTTCTTTTAACTCGTCAACAATATCTTCTAAGTCTTCATCGCCGAATTCTTCATTAATACCTTCAGGTTCAAATTCAGTTGGGCCGTCGGATTCGAGATCCACATCGAACTGAACAAATCGTATATAGTGAAAGAAAAATGCTTTTAATTCTTCAATATCGTCTGCGGTTGCATCAGTAATTCCATTAAACTCTACAAATTCTTTCACAGCATCGGATAGCAGTGCTGATTTAATTTGTGGATAATACCAAGTGAAACTTTTAGAATTTTTGTAAATTACATGTACATTGTACTCGGCTAACTCTTCTTCGTTTTCAATTTTTTCATCCGGGCCAAAAAACTCAGCTTGCCATGCTGTGGAAATAATGTCTTTTTCCTCTAGCTCTTCTTTCCAATCATTGATTTCTATATTATCTGTGTTCATGTGCTCTCCAGGGTTGCAACTATTTAACTAGATCTAAAATAAGTATACTATAAAATGGAGTTATGTTTATGTTCTCAAGAATACAAGATTTAGATCGGTACAAACTTGATTGTAAACGATTTGCACTGGGAATACAAGGTCAATCGGACGAAATAGCAACTGAAGGACAAGAATTGTTTGATAAGTTGCAAATAGCTATAGAGGATTTTGATAATACCACCGCCGGACTTATTAAAAAAACTGAGTCAGGTACGCATCTAGACCACGTGGCTGCTCAAGATCGTGTGCGCGAAGCTAAAGTAAACATGGAGTCTTGGATGTTAGCCCATGCTCCTAACACTCATGTGGAAGAAGTTATGCAAGATTCGGCTAAATAATAGCAATAAGCGGAGATTCTTAAATGACGACTCAAACACAATCCGGCGTAACTAATACCAACCAGCTAAATCCAGGCTTCCCAATTGTAGGTGGCGATACGGCTGGCAACAACTTAGTTATTAGATCCACCAACAGCAACTTAAAAGGTTCTGTTGTATTTGATGAAATGACACCTAGTTTCAGTTCAAATACCGGTGCAATTCAAACAATGGGCGGTATTGGTGCCCAACACAACGTTAGTACTGGTGGTCAGTTTACAAACATGCCTTATGGCTATAGCGTAAACAACGTACTAGTTGCTCCTACACTAGGCGGCGACTATAGAGGCTATTACAACTTGGTAGGTACTACCAGTGTGGCGTGGAGCGGTGGTATTGTTACTATGAGTTTTCAAGCACAAACTGTTCCTCCTTTTATCGTAGGACAATATGTTGTAGTAACTGGTGTAACGCCAACGGCATACAACGGTACATGGATTGTTACAAGCTGTACTTCAAGTTCAGTTAGTTGGCAGTATGGTACTAGTAGCCCAGGCGCATTAAGCGGCTATGGCTATATGTATCAAACATACGCTGGAGGTCAAATTCAACCGCAGTTTGCAATCGGTGCTCCGCAACTACTAGGTGGTTCTCCTGCGCAAATTAGCCCTATTATGAACACCACGGTATTGAACATTACCGCTATTAACACCGGTGTAATAACATTTGCCGCACAGTCTCTTCCACCGTTCGTTGTTGGTCAACAAATTTATGTAAGTAACGTTACTCCAACTGGCTATAACGGTACTTGGACTGTAACTGGTTGTACAACCACAACAGTCAGTGCCACAATGGGTGGTTCAGGTAACACTAGCTTTGTTACTGGTGCTGGTTTGGTTAGCAGTGGCTACATTGTTGGTAGCAACGTGGTTAATCCAGGTACTGGTTATACCAACGTGCCAACTGTTACAGTTAGCGATCCAGTTCCAAACACAGGAAATACTCAGTTATGGGTAGGTGCTAACGGAATTGGTATTGGTGCTATTCCTCAGGTTATTGCTACTAGCGGTGCTAGTGGTACCGGCCAAGTTCCGCAAGCAGGTGTAACTTCAATCAGTAACGTGAACACTACCACTGTAACTATGGCCAGTACCATTAACTTGCAAGTTGGTCAACCACTTGTAATATCAGGATTAACTGGCAATGCCAACGGTGGTTTAACTAACGGTACTTGGTATTTTTCTCAGTATCTTAGCGGTAGTACTTGCCAACTAGCAAGTAGCTATCAAAATGCAGTATGGGGAATTCCATATGTGTTTGCCAGCAGTACTGCTGTGTCAGCTACAGTTACTCCTACATTGCCAGATAATATTAAAAACGGTTATTTGACTATTTCGTTCAGTGCATTGGGTAACGGTATTAGTGTTGTTCCATTTTATCCTGGACAAACAATTGTAATTTCTAACACATCTGTGTCAGGATTACCTAACGGTTATAACGGCACATTCCAAGTTATTTACGCTACTACTACATCGGTTGTTATTCAAAGTACTAGTACAAGTAACCTTAGTGCCAACGGTATTATTTCAACTGCTCCAAGCAATACACCTACTACATTTATAAAAGTGGCAGCTGGTAGCGGAATTTTTAACTTTTACCAAGTTAGCTATCCTGGAACACTAGGAACCAGCGCACCTACACATATTTACGGAACTCAACTTCCAACTGGCGGTACTGCTGGATTGACTTATATTGGATCAACTGCTACTGCTTATGCTAGTATTGGTTACAGTGGTATGGTTACTCAGGGTGCTATTCATCAAGTGGGCTGTGTTAATCAGATTATTGTGACCAACGCAGGTTCAGGATACGGTTCTGCTCCAACTATTGTATTGAGTCGTCCAGATGTGCCAGGTGGACGACAAGCTCTTGCTAGTTGTAGCGTTTCCAGTGGTACAATTCAGTATATCACTGTTATTGATGCAGGATCAGGATACTTATATCCTCCAACTGTTCAGTTTATAACCAACGGCCCGGCTGCTAGTACTATTGCAGTTGCTACGGCAGTTATTGGTAATCCTGGTGAAAAGCCAATTGTTTCTACATTTGTACCTCCTGTAGCAACTGGTACTAGTGCTAACGTGTATGGTTTAGACTTTGGTTTAACAGGACACAACGTAGTATTTTTAGCAACTGGTGTTAACTCAACATTCTACTTTGATAACGTGATTTCCAGCGGTGGTACTCCTTACGCAAAAGGATTTCCATTAGGTCGCAGAATTATTCTTTATGTAAAGAACACACACAATGGCAGTATAACATTAACATTCAGCAATCTGGTCAATAACAATGCTGGTACCAGTACTAATGCTGTGACATTGACTGCTAATAAAACTGCAAAATGCGAGTTTATGGTGTTATCGCAAGGCAATCAAATTGTACCAGGCACCAGCTACACAGGTGTAGCTAGTTATGCAGGTGGTAGCGTAAACGATGTATATGCTACATTTACATTAACCTAAGCAATTACACTAAACAAAAACCCGCTAAGGCGGGTTTTTTGTTGACTAAAATTTGCTATGGTATAGATATACCAGCCACAAAAAAAGGATCTTTCGATCCTTTTCTTGCGTAAGCGTATTGATTACGCTTGTGATTCAGTCCATGAAATACGACTGAAAATTGGGTTTGAATAACGTGTATCCAAGTTGGTTGCAAACACTGTGATAACGTCTGGACCGTCTGGGAACACACCGTCACCACCGTATACTGAGTTACCTAGGTCTTTAACCACTGTCATATCAGCACTTGTTGAAGTGAAGAATGTACCACCAGAAGCGTTAGCATAGAAAGCTAAGATAATATCACCGCCAGTAACAACGTCACTTGGGTTGTGATAGATAACTTGGCTTAATGAACCTGAACCTACGCTGTTAGCTGTCCATAATGCTGGAGTAAATGTAGCACTTGCACAGTTGTACTTGACTGTTACCAAGAATGGTCCAGCGTTGTAAACGTCCATCTGATACAATTTAGCCTGCATACGTAGCACAACGTCACGTACACCAAAGTTACGAGCAAAGCCGTTTGAACTACTTGGGCTTACACGCATACTAATCAATGGTGATGTTTGGTTAGGTTGTACAACCGCCGCTGTTGAACGTGGTGTTGTGAACACATATGAAATATCGCCGTCATAACGTCCGTCCATGATAGCTGACACACCCCAGTGTTGTACGTTTGGTGCCAGCATAACGTTAGTGTTCCAAGCGTTACTTAATGGGTTTCCACTGTTGTTGTATGTATAGTGGATTGCCGCTGTTGAATTGCCACGGTTAACTAGATAGAATGTAGTCTGTCCGCCTGCTGTGGCTGACAAGTTAACATATACTGTTGTACCGCTTAAACCTACAATACGTGCATTCAACTGTCCAAAGTTACTATTGGCTTGTAGAATCATTCCAATTGCCAATTGTGACATAATGATGCTTGACACGCTAGTGATTGTGTTTGCACCTGGAGTTACACCTGATGGGCCAGTTGTTGTACCAGTAAATCCAGCAGTGTTAACTGATGTTACTGCTGTTGACTCACGGAAACAACCAGTCAATTGGTTTGCACCAACTACAATAGTTGGGTTACCAGTATAACCATAACCGCCTGCTGTAACAATAATTTGAGTTACTGTACCGTTAACAAGTACTGCACGAGCTTGGGCGCCAGCACCACCGCCACCAACGATGTTTACTGGAGGAGCACTAGTATAACCAGAACCACCAGCAACGATTGTGATTGCAGTAACAGTACCGCCTGATTGAACTGCTGTTGCTGTACAAACTGCTGTTAAACCGCCTGCACCAGTTGCCCAAGGAGCCGCTGTGCTTGATACTGCGTATGGAACTGCTGTATTTTGAATAACATAATCTGGATTACCAGTTGTGTTAGCAGTTACAACTGCACCAATACCTGTGTAATAGAAAATCTCACCGTCAATGTTAACTTCGCCGTTCACGCCTTGACCTGCTGTGCTTGAGAATGGGAAGAAATAACGACTTGCATCATACACTGTAATGTTACCAGTTGCAGGAGTTGCACTCATTGTGTAGCCAGTTGCAGGAATCTGTACTGTAATTGGGCTACGTGCTGGACTATTAACTGCTTCAAAACGTCCTGGCAAGTTACCTGAACGTTGGAACGCCAAGTATTCACGGTTACCGTGTTGTGTCTTGTGTGCATAAACAATATCACCGTTAACTGCACGAACACCCCAACGAATGAAACCTGCACCGTACCATGTGTAGTCGATGTAGATCATCTGGATCTTAGTTGCATCCAAATTGTAGCCTGTTGGGCCTGTGCCGTCAAATGTGTCCAAGTTCCACTGGAATTGTGGCACACGAACTTCACGTACTTGATATTTCTTAACAGCAATATCTTCAGCAAACATTTTGGTAGTACCGTATGTGCTGATAACACTTGAAACTGCTACTGAGTTAGCTGTTGCGTATGTTAATGTAGTTGCTGTTGGGAAACCAGTGATTGGCCACATGCCGTTTGCGTTGGTGTTTGTTGCACCAGTAACGAAAATACGTGAACCAAATACTAAGTTTTGTCCGCTTGCTACACCAGTATTGATAAAACCTTGTGTAGTTGTAAACGGTGTGTAAACAGTTACAACGTTAGTAGTTGTGTTAATAGCAGTAACAAATGTTCCTAACGGAATGTTAGCACTGTTAGTTGTAGTTGTAATGAAACTACCAACTTGCACACCACTGATGTTGCTCAATGTTAATGTAGTTGATGTTGCCGCACTTGCTGCCGATGTTTGCACTGTAATCGCATACAATGTTGTGTTTGGAGCAAATGTCAATGTAGTTGCGTCAGCCACTGCGTTGGTAATTGGTGTGTTTAAAATAACACCAACACCTGCTACAGCTAGACCAGCTACAATACAGTTACCTGGAATACCAGTACCTGAGATTGTCATACCTGGGCTAATACCGTATGTGGTTGTCAATGCAACAACTTGTGTTGAAGTTGTGTACAAGCTAGCTGCCGTATAACCTGGAACTGAACCAATATACAATGTTGCCGCTGTTGTAGTACCTACAACCGCTTGGTTTAGATACAACTGAATAGTAATAGTTGCACCTGCTGTACCTGCTGTGTTGGTAAAGGCTGAAACTTGTGTACCGTTAGCAATAATACCTTGTGCCATTGAACCAGCAATTACGTTCATACCTGATGCTGGGCTGTTGTAGAAATCAACTGTGGTAGTTGCCGCAGTTTGAGTTGTAACACCCTGTGTCAATGGAACTGTAGTTGAACCAGCTACGTATGTAGATGCTACGTATGTGTTAGCTGGCAAGTTACCTGCGCCACTGATAACAACCAATTGTCCTGGAACAATGCTGGTTGCACTAGTAACTGTAATTGCTGTAGCATTTAACAATGCAATAGCACTTAATGTTGTACTAACTGTACGTGGAATAGTACCAGTTACTTGATAAGCACCAGTTACACCAATACCACCTACACCTGCTGTACCAGTACCAGCTACTGCTGTAAATGTCACACGACTTGTGTTAGCACTTGCTGATGTTGTTACAGTTTGTGTTGTACCGTTACCGCCAGTAATAAACGCAAATGGTAAACCTGCTGTACCTGAAGCCAATGCTGGACTTGCTGGACGATATGCTGGAGCAATGTGAATAACGCTGTCGTTAACAACTTGTGAAACTTCGTAAACTGAACCACGAATAATAATCTTGTCACCTGCTTGAACTTGACGTGTATACTGTGAATCAGTACCAATAACAATTGTTGAACCTGTACATACGTTAGTTGTACCACGTAAAATTGTAGTACCGTTACGACGAACTGCATTCAAGAATGTACCATCATATTCAAAGAAGAAACCGTTTTGATCATCAAACAATCCGCAACGAATACATGCACCTGTTGCATATCCCACTTCTACTGTGGCAATACCGCAACCTGGGTTAGTATCTGTTGGTGTGCCAGCTAACTGGATACCAAATGAGCGTGGTGTTAATGTAACACGTGGATCAACTGAACCTGTGCAGTTGTAAATTGGCAAGTCTGTACCAGTAGTGGTAGCGATATTACGCAAGTTAACAACAGCTCCGTATTGTAAACCGTGATCTTGATCACATGTTACAGTGGCCAAGTTACCTACTACTGTGATTTTAACAATATCTTGGTTTGGCTTGAATGTAGCACTTGTTGAGTACTGAATACCTTTACCAGCTTGGTAACGGAAATAACGACGTGTTTGACGTAATGCTTGAGCACCTGCCACTGCGTTACCACCAAAAATACCAATACCGCCGTCACTTGAACGTTGAATTTGATAACCTTCTGGACGAGCGTAAACTACTGTGGTGTTTTGTAATACTGATGAACCACTTTGGCTAGCTGTAATACCGCCGTACACGTTGTATGTGAAGCTGTACGGGTTTGGTGTTGACTGAACATACCATGGACCGTTGGCCGCTGTTAATACAGCATTACCAACATATACAGGAGCACCTGGTACCAAGTTGTGATTACTGTAGCAAGTAACTGTAACTGTACGGCCGTCACTTCCTGTAGCCATTGAACCTACTGGAATGATTGAACCAATACCGTAACCTGCGGCATAGTATCCACCTACGAACAAACTGGTTTGTGCTTTTTGTAGTTGGTTTTGGTTAAACTGTTGGTTAACTTTAGGGAAATAAGCGAAAGCCGCTTGTGTCTGGTTAATATATGCCACAACGAATGTACCGTCACAGTATGGTTCGTTTTGTGTATCTTGAGCCAATACTGGTTGACCAGCTACCAAGTTAACACCGGCTGCTGTCAAGTTGTTTGAAACTTGGAATGCCGCATAGCTTGGGTTTGTCACAGTACCTGGAACTGAAGCAATTACAACCAATTGTGGATTGTATGTACCGTTGGTTGCTTGGATTGCGAATGTAATTTGTGTTGTACTTCCTGTAGACACTGTGTAACGGAAGTTACCAAATGTCAATGTTGTGTTGGCAGCAGGTTCAATGATGTAAATGTATGAACCAACATACGGTGCGATTGGCAAGTTCAAGCTAGAAATTGTACCTACGTTGCTTGAAACAGTAACGCTTGGTAGGATCAAGCTGAAACCTGCGCCACCGTATGTTGATGCTAGTACTGAGTTGCTAGTACTTGTGTAAACTGAAGCGTTCCAGTTTTGTGACTGGAAAAATTCCCACTTAGTAGGTTGGAATGAATATTCAAAGTCAGTGTCAATCAATGACTGTGGCATTGAAACACGTAGTTTGTTTGTTGGATCTAGTTGAGTTTCAGATGGAGTAAAACGCTCATCGTATTCATCAATCATGACTTGTAGCTTGTCAAGAGCGTTGAAAGACGAAGTATTGGTGTTATAAGAAAGAACGATTGTAGTTGTTCCTGCCTGTCCGCCCCAAGTAGTTTGTCCTGCTACGGCTGTGTAGCTACTAGCTTTCAGAGTTGGATCTGAAAAGTTATATAGGACTGTGTTGTTTGTGACATCAGTGATCAGAATCAATCTTTCTCTTGGTATGTATCGTGGAATTACGATAGTGGCTGAAGAAGGAGTGAATGTGTATGCTGTGTCGAGTAAAATTTTTCTTGCCATTTTATTATTTCTCCAATATTTTGGTCTTAGGTTCCTGTTGCTATATCAAATGCGCTGAAAGGATACGATCCGTAAACTGGATTGCTTACGTTTCCTACCATTACCGTTGCCGATATAAAATCTCCGTACTGCGGTGGACTAGTAAAAACAACTTGTCCAGCGGTTACTGTGTAATCGCCGTACTTGGTGAATGTGTTCCACACTGGTCTACTATTATTTAGCCATGGCTGTTGATATACGCCATTTTTAAACATCAAAACTTGGATTGGGTAAGAAATACTCACCGCAGATCCGTTGTTTGTAGGGCTAAACACGGTGGTTCCACCGTTAATAGTAGCACTCCAACTGTCTAACTGTGTGATATTTGGTAAACTATCTCTAATGTTGGACCATTGTGGGTTCTGTCCAGCACCTTTGCTTAGTAATACGTATCCTGAAGTTCCTGGAGTTCCACTTGTGCGTAGAGCCCCAGTAAAATTAATGTCGCCTGCAACGTCTAGTTTGTATGCTGGATTTACACCAACACCCACGTTAGAAGCTGTGCTGATAGTCATAGCGTCTGTTGCACCGCTGTTGACTGCAAAGTGGATGGCGTTGTTGCCAATTGTACCAACTACTAGGTCAGTACTACCACTTAAGAAATAACTATATCCAGCGGCATTGATAGAACCAACTCCCGAATAACCACTTGAATTGATACCAACTGTTGCAAAGTTGGTACTTGCTGTACCTTGATTATTATAAGCAATGAACTCTGAACTAGCTGAACTACCTGCATTGGTGTTTTGTACAGTAACTTGATTGTAGCTGTTAGTACTAGATACAAAGTTAGCCAACACGCCAGTGTCTAAGAATCCGTTTGTTCCAACTGAAATTGCACCAATGTTTGCACTAGTTCCTGCGTTAACGGCAACTGCCAAACTGGTTAGTGTGCCTACGCTGGTCAAACTTGATCCAGTAACTGAAGAATTTAATGTTGATCCAGTTAGCGTACCAGCTGCCGCTGTTATTGTGCTTGAGCCGCCTAGTGTTAATGTTGATCCGTTAACAGTAATTGTACTGTTAGCCAACATTGAGTTAGAAACACCGCCGGCGGCCAATGCTGTTTGTACGTTAGCTGTGGTAGCATATTTGTTTGTACCTTCAGCAATGTTAGTTGTAGTAAGTACAATATCGCCAGTTCTTCCGTTTACACTGTTGACTGCTTGTGTAAATGTAAATACACCATTTGCTGAATTATAAGTCAATGCTCCGCTTGGTGTTGAGGTAACACTCAATGCATTAAGAATTGTAGCACTGGTCAAGAATCCCACGTCGTTAGTGAATGCACTAAGAACCGTTGGAGCACTATAACTGAATACACCAGTACTGCTGTTGTAAGCAATGCTGCCAGTAGCACTAACAGCTGATCTTGCACGAGCATTGGTAAAGTATAAATTTGTACCTTCAGTGACTGCTGTTGTAGTCAGTGTAGGTGAAGCGTTTGCCACTGCTGTTGCAACGAATGCTGTGGTAGCAATTTGTGTGGTGTTTGTATTGGCAACTGCTGTGGGCGCAGTGGGAATGCCAGTAAGTGCTGGACTGGCTAAAGGAGCTTGGCCAAAACCACCTACTGTTGTGCCGTCATGCACAACCAGCGAATTTGTGGTCGTGTTGACGATAACTTCACCGACTGCGCCAGTGAAGGTTGCATTATCTGCGGAACTACCTCTACGTAATTGAAGTGTGGTTTTTGACATTATATTTTCCTGTTAATTCTTAATCACCTACCAAGCTGTGCATTGTGTATCTAACGCTGTTACCGTCGCTGGTTGAAACAAAATAGTGTCTAAATGCATACACCACTTGTCCTTGAACCAATCCTGCACTGATAGTATCGTTAGCACTATCGCTACCGCAATACAAACACTGGCCGTCGTCTGTTATAAAAGATGACAAATCATAAGTAGGTCGACCCTGCCCCATTAAGGTTGTAATGCGAGTGTTGCTAGGCATACGTGCTGGCCAGTAATGATACATACCGCCTGCTTCTGGATTTTGCGCTGGATCTACTGTTTGGTCAAACGATTTGCCGTTATAACCCAGACTCAAACTTCCTCTTGTGTTTAATCCTTGTCCCCAAACGCGGCCATTTTCGTCCAACATCATGATGGTCAAACTGCCGTTCTGGCCGTTACCGCTTTCAGTGTTGGTCATGTGAACAACGTTGCGTGGACCACGAATCAAACTCCAAGGCCCTTGGGTACCAGCGCCTGTGCCATATGCTTGTGTAGCACTAGTAACGGTGTTTTGTGTGTTGTCGCCCATGCCATAAGTCAATCCAGTGTCTTTTTCACGGATAAACACATTGCAAGAAATAGCATCTCCCAAGATCCAAAAATTCTCAACTTGTTTGATGTTGTAGTTAGTGGTCATGTACTTGGTAAATCTATTAACTTGACGTCCTGTGGAATTGGTTGTACTGCTTGCCACACCATAGAATGGACTATTAGGAGCCATTGCGGATGGGAATTGCCCAGCACCAAACAAACTACCGTCGTTGGTCAAAATTATCACATAGCGAACACTATTAGATCCAGTGTGTGCATATGACATTTTTTTAACACCGCCAAATTTCTTGAAGTCAAACGGAATACGTGTTGGAATAACGCGAGTATTGTTGGCAGCTGGTCGTCCGCCCATGCCCAACTCGCCTGACCAATCTGATCCCCAACCCCACAAATCTCCATCTTCGTCTAGAGCAATACATGTGCCATAGTCGTGTCCAAAGCAGATAAAATCAACAATCTTCTTGTTGTCAAAGAACACTGCTGGAATACGGATTGGACTCAATTGATTGGCCAATGACAAGCTGGTACTGGTTGCACTATTGCCCAAGCCTATCTGTCCCACATCGTTACGTCCCCATCCCCACATGCTGCCATCATTGCCCAATGCAAACCATGTTCCAGAGATCTGAGTGTTAACACCCACTGTTGTGGTGTCTATCTTGATAATTTTGGTTTGATTGAAACTTCTTTGTAAAGTTTCACCCAACCAACCTGATGTGGACAAATTGGTCACTCTGGTTGTGACTGAATATTGAGTAGCACTGGTCATACCAGCCTGCCCAGTAGAATCGTTGATACCTGAATAGTATACTTCACCGTTGTTGAATAACCAGCAACTGGCTTGCCACACTTTGATCCATTGGATACAGCGCGGAGGCAATCCGTCCGGTGTTGGTAACCAACCGCTGGATAATACGCCCAATGACAAACTTGCCTGATTGTCAGTGCTACGCATCCAATCGGTAAATGTAAAACTACTAGGTTGCCAGCTGTTTAACCAATCTCTAATGCCGCGGCCGCCTGTGTTGTATGTACCGGTGTTCCAACCATTGCTGTAAGGAACGCCGTCAGCACCAATAAATCCTATCATGGTGCCGTCACTTACCACGGTATTAGGATAGTCGCCGTTGTTGCGAGTCCATCCCAGTGGTTGCATGTTTGGTGTTGCTACTGCATATAAACGACGTGTATCTCTATTGGGGTTAGTAAACACACGAGTCCAATATGTTGGATCTTCTGGATGTGTATTACGTACTGGTGCAAAGTTCAAATTAACCGTGGGTGCTGTTTGATAGTTCAATCCTGGATGGGTAATCACCACGCCGGTGACCACGCCGTTGGATACCGTTGCATAACCTTGCGCACCTGCTGAACCACGCAAGCTATCAAATCCAAATGTTACCAAAGGTGCCTGACTATAGCCCGTGCCGCCGTTGGTGATGGTAACGCCAACAATGCTACCTTGGCCATTGATGGCGGCTGTTGCTGTTGCATTTTGTCCTGGCATACCTGTATACATGAACAAGTCACCGCCGTAACGCACCACATCACCGTATGTGTACACACGATGTGGAGCCCAACCGCGTTTGAATGTGTTACCACGAGCAATCAATCGAAAATACTGAGTTTCTAAATCTGGACGTTTATCTACGAAATAAATTTCTGGACTGGAAACATAGAACGGGCTGGCAGTTGCACTATTGTTTTGAACCACTTGGTGATCCATGGCCACTTTCCACTCGTCGCTAACATCTTGTAGACAAACATAAGCGGCATTGTTGTACTGCACTATGTCATTTTTCTTGTATAGTGTAGCAGATTGCCATTGGCCTCTGTAATTAAATTTAAATTGCGAAACTGTTAGTCCCATGATTCTTTCCTATTAAAATCCCAGATTACTCAAGTAATCATCGTGTTCTTTTTTAAGAGCTGTTAGTGTATCGATAGTGTATTTATCGCCAACTGCCAAGTTAGTCAGTACGGTAAAAATGTCCATGTCCAACTTGCTCTTGATATCTTGTGTTTCCTGCTGTACAACCCATAGCTGATTTTTTATCTTTGACAAATATTCAGCATCTTGTGCATTGGTTGTGTCGTATATTTTTACTTGAAATCGCTCATCATTGGTGGCCAATTCAACTGCTGACGGGTCAAAGCTATAAAACTCCTTACCATCAGCATTGCCTAACAATTTATAACTGGTCTTGGCATCATAAGATTCCAAAAATTCAGGTTCGTTATAACCTTCCAGTTGTTCTTGTGTACGACTCATGATCTTCATATTAACGTGCCCACTGAATACATACTGGTTGTGAACTATATGAGTTTCTAGGAGCACGCCAGTTGTACCCGATGAATTGTCCTTCATAGTTTACTTGGATGGCGTTGCTTCGAGTCATGCCCCATGCAAACACTTGTCCAATATCAGTAAGTGCAAACATGCCGTGTTGCACGTTGACAGTAGTACCAGTATCGCTAGTAGCCATGCCGCTTGGCATCAATTGTGTTGGGCGTGTGCCTGGTGTGGCATACACTTGAACTGGATTATAGTTGACTCCACCTTCGTCAAGTTGATTGCTGGATCCTGCTGGAACCGCTGGATTTCCAGTTTCGCCAAAGTTGCTGTATCCTTGGCTGAACATGTGGCCTGAATCGGTCAACCATGTGATCACTTTGTTTGTGTTTGATTGCGACACATGCACATACACATCTTTCAAGTTGACAAGGCCTTGTCCCAAACCAGTTGGCAATGTGGTCGACAACGGATTGGTGTTTGCAGTTATGATGTTTGCCGCAGTTGCTGGTGCTGTTGCACTATTGGTGCCAGTGGTGTTATTACCACTACCACCAGTTGTTCCAATGCCACAACTATAAGTTGCGCCGCTGACGTTTCTAGCAAAAGTCTGTACAAATGTTGAGTTATCACCGCTCCATATGGTCCAGAAGTTGACCAGTGTTCCAGCAGGCCCTGCTGTGGATTTGGTCAGTGTGGTACGTGTCGAGGCCACTACTGAGTTGCCAGCGGCACCGTATGGATCTGCTCCGGTATGCCACAAATAACCAGCACCATCCAACAGCATGAACATGCCGTTGGTACCGCATTGTGCGGCCTGCCATTTGACTATGCCAGAGTTTGTTGCTGGAGCCCATGATGAACTGCTCATTTGTACTGGACGATAACGTACGGTGGTGTCGCCTACACCCAGTTGGCTGGCTCCGTTGTAGCCCCAAGCGTAAATGTTGTTTTGTGCTGTTCTTGCATAGCAAAGGCCAGTACTGGCAGCACCCATTGCTAGAATATCAATAACACGCTCGTTGTTGAAATAACTTCTTGGTAAACGTTGAGCGGTGTACATGTCTGTGGTGTGACCGAGGCCCAATTGGCCAGAGTTGTTTGCACCCCAGGTCCATACAAACCCCTGATCATCCAGTGCCATCACATGATGCTCGTCAATCAACGGACCATAAGGAGCTGAAATTTTGATAATTTTAACGTCATTAAGTCCTTCCACACGTAGAGGAACTCCTGCGTTGTTTGCTGTCACGCCAGTGCCTAGGTATCCTTGATTGCCTTGGCCGTTGCCCCAGACTTCACCGTTGTTGAACAAGTAGTGTGCCCATAGGTATCCAGCTTCAATCTGTATACAACGTGGTGGCATGCCGTCTGGAGTTACCAAACGACCAGTTCCACCATTGTCACGACTCATCCACCAGTCTGCATGGTTAAACACAATTTCTTGTGGGTACGAAATATATGCAACTGAGTTGTTTGCATCAACACCGCTGTTATAACCAGCTCCGCAACCGTGATTGTAAGCGCGGCCACTGCGAGTGATCCATTTCAATGCCGCATAGTGATTGCCGTTGCCTTGATTGCCATGTGGATAAGGCCAACCAATTGGGCCTTTGTTCATGAACCAACCCACGCTGTTGTGTTCTGTTCTGCGATCACCATTGACCAACAGCATCCAGTTGTGGTTTCCACTGTTGGCTGTGGCATATTGTGTACCAGTAGCCAAGTATGGTGCTTTCACATCAGACGAAGCCAGTTGTAAAGGACCGATTGGTTCTGCTGGAAATGATCCAATGTTATCTGCCAGTGCTAGATAAGTTGCGCCTTGATATTCTACAATGTTGTTGTAGTAGTATTGTGTTCCAGAATTCCATGCTCCTGTAAAGCTGAATCCAGAAGTCAGTTGATCCCAGTATTGATAACCTCTCCATGCTGTGGCAATGGTCAAAGTTGATCGTGGAGTAAGGGCTGATCCGCCGTATGCTGAATCTGTAGTCGAATAAAAATACAAAGATCCCACAAAGTTACTGGACAATACCACATCAAGAACGCCGTCAACTCCAGCAGTACCACTGTATTGATAAGTGTATGCTGTGCTTGCACTGCTTAGTTCAACACCGTTTGTTCCAAAAATACCGTCAGATGTTGTTGACAGGGCAAATTTGTGTAACAGATTGCTTGGGTCTTTTTGGTAAAATCTATAATGCACGTTGGCATATAAAGTTAAACTTGGTGCTTGGCGGCCATCTATAAAGAAAAAGTTCACACTATTAACTGTTTGTACAGTCACAGCAAATGTGATAATTTCCGAAGTGTCCACAGTTTTGACCAAGGCATTTGCACGGTCTCGTTTGCCTGGGCTAAACTCTGTGCTTGAACCAGCTGTCTGCCCTTGTGTACAAATCCAAATGGCGCTGTTGTAAGCCACAAGATCGTTAGGCAAATAGCTATTACCAGTCGTCCAGGTGCCTCTCCAAAGTTGTTTAATTTTACCTAAATCTAATGTTGACATGTTTTATCCTTAATCTGTAATTGGTATTGACATTGTTTCTGTATTCACACCGGTTCCGGTGTTGATGTTTCCGCCTGCAACGTGTATCTGCCCCCACGGATTGAAATATTGTCCGCTGACGCCGTATGATCCTGACAGCATGACCCTGCCGTCATTGTTGACCCACATCAACCAGAAACTGCTGGTATCATAATTGTAACCCATGCAATCTGCCAAGTTGCCCTGCATGCCTGGAGGAGTACGCATAGGTTGCCATACGAAAGAATAAACTAGTTCAATACCGTTTGGTTCGTTGGCAAATGCACCAGCTAGTGCTGGTGTTGTTGTGGCTGTTCCTTGACCGCCGCTGTAGTTGTTACCTAATTGTACAGCGTTGCTACTATATCCAATACTGGTCTGGCCAAAATAGTTGTTGCCAATGCTGAATCCCATGCCGTTATCTAGTACTACGGTAGCTGAGCAATATGTTCCGTTGGATGAAAATGCCAATTGTTTGACGTTTGTTAAATTGTACAAACTTCCTGACACATTTATTTTACTAACTGTGAATGTTGAGCTTGATGTTGTACTAGTACCGCTATAGCCCAACTGCCCGTATGCGTTATAGCCTGCGGTCCAGCAAAAGCCAGTATTTTTATCACGTTGCATTAGACTGGCATATCGTCCACCAGTACCGTACAACCAGAAATCTCTGGCAGCACTATTGCCTGCTGTGCCTGGGCCGCCTGCAATGTTGGTCCAGTAGTTGAATGATGCTGTACCAATTCCTGCCCATCCACTGGCATTGTTGCCAGTTACATATATTTGATTAGTGCTGGTCAAAATTGCCGCACATGCGTAAGTTGTTCCTGCGTTATCGTCCAACACTTGAATTTTTGTAATGGATCCAATGGCACCACTACCAAAATATGTGCCAGCAGTACCTGTTACTGCACTGATCAAGATTGGTGCATACTGAGTGGTTGTGTTACCTGTGCCCAATTGTCCTGAAGCATTGTATCCCCAAGCCCATAAGTTTCCGTCTTGTGTTACTGCATAACTAAATCCATATTGTCCTACTCCACAGGCCCAAATTGCAACAACACTTTGTCCTGACGGATTTGCCGCTGTGGTAAATGCGCTTCTAGGCAGTTGTTGAGGTTGAGTTTGGGCAGTAACTTGTTGAGTAGCACCTGGATCAATGGCGTTCATACCCAGTTGTCCGCTGGCGTTGTTGCCCCATACCCATAAGTTTCCGCTTTCGTCTAGAGCCAAACAATGATGAGTAGTGGTAGGCGATCCGCATCCACCGCTCATGCTGATACGTTTGATACGCACATTGTACCAACTGTGGCCTGCTGTAAAACGTGTGCCGTTGGCAAATGTGGTTCCTGTTGGAGCCACGTTGTTGTATACAGACGCCAGTGATCCACCTACACGTACTGGATACGCTCTGTTGGCGGCGCTTTGAGCGTCACCGTTTTCACCAGTTGTTCCCATGCCCCAAGAAAATACTTCTCCCGAGTTCATTAGAACTAAATTACGGTCATAACCTTTTTCCCACTGAATAACGCGAGGGATACCGCCGTCTGGTGTAGAGTGTACTCCACTACCGTTGGCACTGGTACTTCTCCAGTAATCATAAAACGGAAATGTTAATGAATTTTTTGCTGAGTTGTTGTAACTGCTTGTGCCCTGATGAGTAGTTGGAACTCCAACTGATCCGTTGACGTCCATGCCCCAGTTCATGACCTGACCGTTGGCTGTAACATAACCAAATGTTGGGCTGTCTGTGGTATTTTTAGTTGCGCCGCCATAGTAGTTGGGGCTGTTGTCAAATGCAATACCTCTGTTAGGGAATACCAAATTAGAATAGTTTTGATTTGAATACACACCCAACTGATAGGAATCAAACAATGAATTAGGTGCCGTTTGTGTTCCTAGAATGCCTTTGCGGTTTACAGGAGTCCAATATGTTGGGTCCGCTGGTGTGATGTTTGTTCCAGTATTGCTGGCAGTGTGCGCTAAAATGCAATAGTATGCTTGCACAACGTTGCGATTTAGTGAGTAATTGGCAGTAACTGTTGTTGGTAAATTTTGTAACGCACCTGGTGTAGAATACAACACAATGTCGCCCACAGCATAAGTCTGTCCATTGACCCAGTTTCCTTGATTGTTGAACATTTGTGTGAATGTAGACCAATAGCTATTATTAACAGCAGGAGTCGAAGTTGAAAATATTGAAGTCCAACTAATACTACCAGTTGCAGTAGCAACCGATGTGCTAACGGTGTAGGTGCCCACAGCATTTCCCGCTGCCGCCGCTGTTATGGTGTTGGCTGTTGATATACTGCTGATAGTTCCTAAACTTCCAGATTGCAATGTTGCAGTTGTAGTATTAGCGTAAGTGACTGTGGTTGCAGTGCTGGATATAACAACAAATGATCCGTTATATCCCAGTGGGGTAATACCTTGCACCACAATAGTACTGCCGCTGGCAAATGGTGTGCTGGTAGGCTGTGTTGCAAATGTCAATGTTGCGATAGAGCCAGTTCCAGTAGCATTGATAACGTTAATTGGATTAGATGAACCTGCAATTGTCTGACCAACTGCTAAAGAGCCATATGCAGAAAACAATGTGCCAGTCATTATAGGATTGCCTATACTGCTTGAACCAAATGTGAATGCAGTAAATGTAACGTATGTACCAGCTATAGCGTTAGCATAAGTAGTTGCCAATGTCAGTGTGGTATTTGATGTTACGGCGCCCACAAAATAAGTTGTTGCTGTTAATCCGCCGCCTGCATTTCCGGTAACAACAAATCTGTTACCAGTTTGTAATCCCAGTGTGCTTGCCACATTAACAGTTGTACCTGCTGATGTGGATAAAATATTAATACCCGATTCTGGAGTAATTGGATTAACGCTGGTAACTGTTAATGTTGTTCCAGTTTGACTTCCAACAAAAGAAGCTGCCTGGGTTGGCTGTGTACAGACCCATTGTTGATTTCGATAAGTGACAATATCGTTCGCAACATAGGCTGTTGACGGATTGTAATCTCCTCTCCAATCCAGTCTTAATTTTCCTAAATTTATAGTTTGTGCCATTCTATTATCCTAATTAGTATGTAATTTGCAAATTACCAGTTGAGTTATTTATTAGCAAGGCCGAACCGCGAGTTAAAACAGTATAGTCTTGATATAATGATGCATCTAACAATGCACCCGAAGATCCAGTATCGCTAGTCCATAACAAATTACCATTTGAATCCACATTTAATGAGTGTACTGTTTCACGGTTACCTTGATCTACATAATCTTTGTTAGCTAATGCAGTATAAGATTGTGTGTTAATTTGCGCTGTTGTGAAGCTGTAGGTTGTCAAACTGTTAAACTGAACTTTACCTGCACCATCTGGAGCAAACACAATATCTGAAGCAGTGCCTGGAGAGCTACTGATAATGTTGTTTTGAATATAAACTTTACCAGCTGTCAACACGTTGACCTGCAAGTTGTTACTGCCTGAACCCAACTGACTACTGATATACGATCTAACTGCTTTTTGTGTTGGCACAATTGAATCGCTGTTGGCGCTCAAAGTTCCGTCTGTGGAGAATTGACTGATAATGGCTCCAGCATTGCCCAATTGCAAACTATTCAAACCAGCCAAGTTGAACGAACTAACATTCAATGTGGCTTGTCCAGTTGCTTGGTTAATCTTGAACAAGTCGCCCACGCTGAAGTTACCGTCTTGGTCAGTTGATGTATAGAATATACGTCCATTGTTCTGACTTACATGCTGGTTATTGATTTTGTAGCTGTTTGGCAATACATTTGGATATGCTGTACTTGCAAAATTGCCAGTACCAATGGCCAAATAGTCATGTCCAGTTAAACGCACTTGACTGAACTTGGCATAAATTGTGACTGTTGCGCCTTGTGTTAGAGGAGTAAGTGTTGATACTGCTGATCCAATAGTCACGTTGGCCTTTCCGCCACTTGATGCATAGCTGTTGGTTTGCACCACTAAAAATGCACTGGCCTGACCTTGGATAACAATAATACTGCCAACACGCGGTGCTTGATTCAATCCTTGTAGATTTATTACAAAACCAGTTTGTGCAATATTTGCATAACCTGTTGAGTCTGTGATTGATGCAGTTGTGTTATAAATTACCACATATCCTGCTCCGCGATTGGCATAAGTTACACTGGAAATTGCTCCGCTCAAAATTTGTGATGTAAATGCGGCGCCAACACCTTGTGGATCAGTGACCGTGTATGTTGGAGTGCCAGTATAACCTGCACCTCCGTTTAGGATATAAACACCGGTAAATGTAAATGTAGCCGGATCAATATTGGCTCTTACCACTGCTTGGGTAGTATAACCACCGCCGATAACTCTGACTTCTGGAAGAATTGTGTATTGACTACTTGCATCTAAGGTAGTCACAATCGTTGCACCAGTTACCAATGTTTCCCATCCGTCTGCACCAGCTGTGGTTTGAACATACACCACTTTGGTAGTTCCGCTAGGTGTGTCAGTCAAATAGCTGTTGGTAATAACACCAGTTTGGCCTGCTCCTAAACCATTGATAATGGTAATACGCATGCCTTGATACTGATTGTTGGCGGTTGCTTTATCAGTTGCCGCTAGAGCAAACCAAGTGCCGCTAGAGCTGACACCGCCATTACGTCCAGTACCAGCCACATATTGATATCCTGATCCTGCGTTGGTAACATTAACGTGGCTCAATGCGTTATTGGTAATAACTCCCGACACACTGGCATTTGTACCGTTTAATGGTGCATTGTCTAATGCAATTGTTGGGCTTGTGTAATTCTGTCCGCAATAGTCCCATAAGATTGCCAAGATCTGTCCGTTACCTACTAGCACATTACCAATCTTGGCACTATTTGCCAAATTGTTTACTGTACCACTATATCCAGTATCAGTTGGATCTGTATCTGTTGCAACATTACCAAAGCGTCCGTATGAGTTGTTGCCGTTAGTGGCACGTAGCACACCACCTGTTTGGCAAAGATAGCCAATGTATGCATAGTAAGTGAAAACAGAAACCAATTCAGCGCGGCCGCCATTCAAGGCAAATACGCCAATGCCGTCATCGATAACTTGTGTAAAGTCATTTGACACCATGGATTTGTTGCCGCTGGCTTGGTCAGCACCGTTGATATACATTCCCACTGCATGATCGCCAAATGTTGAACAATTTTGAATATATGGTGATTTGGTTGTGATTGCACCTGCTGGGTCCAGTGCAATGTATGCACCTGATGCTGTTAGACTTGGCCATGTACCAACTGTTAAACGATAGATACCATCTGTATCTGTTGTATCACCAGTGATATAAGTTGCACCTGTAAATTGTCCGGTTAAGCCGCCCAATGTCATATTACGAATTACAACACCGTTGTTGACCATAAACATGCGTGAACGATTGTTTGGTGTTACACCATCTGCACTTGTGCCGGCAGCTGGATAAACCATTGTGGTGCGCAATTCATCGCCCACTAAACTCACGTTTGCTGGCACACTGATTGGTAAGGTTTCATAGTAAGAACCAGTCTTGACATAAATTGTTGCTGGTCCAGTTACATTCAAACAAGCATAACGAATTGATGCAAATGGTTTGTCTAGTGTACGACCAAATCCCGAAGCGTCAGTACCTGTACTAGATGACACATACCAAATATTATTGATATAGCCCAGCTCGCCCCAACGCGGTTGCATTGTGGTGTCGCTTTGTGTTTTGGCTTTTAATACATAACCATCTATTACGTTGCCGCCGGCTTGAGTTCCTGTTGCCATATGCAAACCAGTAACTGTACCATCGCTATAGCGATACGCCAAGTCACCTACTTCAGTTAAACTAGCACCTACGCCGCCTTGGCCAATAATTTGCCAGTAAGTTGCGTTTGGAGGAAATACATTACTAGTTACTGCAACAGCAACATAAGTTGAACTTGTGTTTAAAATAACGTCGCCTGGATAGTAAATGCCTGCTACTGTACCAGTACTTGCTTGGAATGTTGCAGTTGTTGTGCTGGCAAATGTTACAGTTGTTGTACTTCCGCCTGTTACTACATAAGTTCCGTTATATCCGCTTGGTAATACTCCGTTAACAATAATGTTAGTGCCAATAGTAAACGGTGTGCTAGATTGAGCAGTAAATGTTAAAGTAACAGTTGAGCCGCTGCCGCTGGCATTAGTAACTGTCAATGCTTTAGCAAATGCGCCTCTGTGGTTAAATCCTTTAACCACTAGAGACCAGTAAGCTGTGTTGATACCAGTTGTACCAATGTACGGTTGTTGGTTAGCATTATCTGCTAGAGCAACATAGCTCCATCCACCAAATAATACTACATCACCTGTTTTATAACTTGATGATAAACTCCAATTACCGCTTTGATTGTAGCCTGTTGTAACTACGCTCCAGTATCCTGTTGCTGTGCTTGGAACTTGATTAATGTTAATTGCTTTTGAATTATAAACATAGCCGCCGTATGTAACAACATCGCCAATTGCATAAGTTGTACTTGAACTCCATGTGTTCATGTACTCTAAGCCTTGTACAAATATGCTCCAGTTACTTTCTGTAAATGTACTATTTGAATTAGCAGTTGTACAAATATAAATGTCTGGACCATACTTAACTAGGTCGTTAACAAAGTAAGGAACATTTCCTGATGCCCATACGCCACGGAATTTTACACCTGGTACATATAATGTCCAGTTGCTAATATCTGTTAACCAAGTACTTGCACTTGTGTGGGCAGTATTACAATAGTAAACGTTTCCGTTAACTGTAACTAAATCGCCAAAGTTAAATGCTGTGCTAGCTGTCCAGCCGCCTGAAACAAACTTAGTACCACCGGCCATTTGTTGCCAGTTAACTGTATCGCTTGAAAAAGTTGCTGAAGATGTGTATGCGTTAATACACATGTAGCTGACGCCACCTACTAAAACAACGTCGTCTTTGTAGTAAGGAGTGCTGGCCTGCCATGGGCCTTTCCATACAAATTTGATTCTACCTAGTTTAAATTCTGCCATTTTATATTCCTTGATGTCTTATTTATTCATAGTTTATGAACTAAATTAACTACCTGTGATGGTTCCCATGTCTATTGCGTATAACGCACCTTCGTCGTCTGATATTGTACTTAAATTACTAGCGTTAACATTTTCCATTGGGTTGCCAGTACCAATAATTGTACCAAAATTATAGCTGTTTGCTAAAATATGTGCTACTGCGTTTGCTGGAGCTGTGCTTCCAGTTAATAATGTCTGTGGGGCAACCTGTGTGATAACGCCAAATGAATAGTTGTAAGGAGTATCAACTCTTACACTTAATATCCCGTTAGCATCTACATAATAGTACAAGTCATCTGCAGACCATTTGTACTGTTCAAAGTTCATTCCAGAATAATTTGGCATTTTTGAAGTGCCATCTACTCCTTCAAAAAAGTCAACACCTTCTTCAAAGTTATCATATGTACCGGTAGCGTCTGATATGCTAACAGGCTCTAAATCTGAATCTAAGTTAACTTTAGTAATCTTTATGAATCCGTCATTAGTTCTAGACATTCCATAAAAATATCTAGAAGTTTGATTTAAAAAGAATTCTGGAGATTGTCCTAAATAAAAATTATTTGCCATTTCTTATCCTTAGGTTATGCTAACATAACTTACAATTGAATCAATACTGTTACTATTGTTTGAACTTACTAGTATAGCGTTGTTGTTACCTAAAATTAGCTTTTCGCTATTTGTTATTATTTTTAAACTGCTTTGTGGAGCCATCATAATATTCTTAGCAATGTATGCTTGGCTGGTAATGTTACTAGTATTGTTTGTTCCGTCGCCCAATGCTCCGTAGGTAAACAATTGAACACTAACTTGTATCATAGTGTTTGTAGTATTAGCTAAATTTAAGCCAATGATCGTGTATGTACCTGAACTTGTAGTTGACAATACAGCAACAGGAGTTACTCCAATGTTCTGTGTTATAGCGTTTAAAAATTGAGTTGCCATGTTTTATCCAAATATCAATGCTGATGCTATGCTCATTTGTTCTACTTCTGTATATGTTAAGCCAGCGCCACCAACTGTGCCTGCTGGTTGCCACTGTGCTGTTACAGTGTTAAATGTTTCTAAATATTGTAATTCTGTGTTAAAGCGGATCATACCTGCTTCAGGAAATGCTGGACGTTGTAAAGTCGTTCCGCTAGGAATAACTACACCATTTGTACCTTGTAATACTACATAGCCTGTTCCTGTTTCTGTAAACACAGTGTTTGAATTAGCTACAGTATTGGTGATTGTATTGTTGAAAATTCTAAAATTACCTAGTACAACACCACCAGTGCCACTAGTTGTTAGATTAATATCCGTGTCTGAACTAGCTGTAGTTATTGTGTTACCGCTTAATACTAAATTGCCAACATTGATTGTTGTAGCATTTAGTGTAGGTAATGTTAGTGCATTACTAATGTTTAATGTGTTAGCGTATAAGCTATTCCACTGTAGTGTACTACTACCTAAATTGTAAGTATTTGTAGCACTTGGAATAATATCGCTGTTGATTTCGCCGTTAAACTGAATTCTGTCAGTTGTTGCATTACCCAAACTAATATTACCGTCGGCAGTAATTGTTCCTGTGGCGTGTAAGTTTCCGTTGATTAATGTATCACTATTGATAATAGTGCTACCTGTACCAGTTGGAGTAATGTTTATGTTAGTATTAGTACCAGTTGAGCTAATTGTGCTATTTGTGATACTAAATTGGCCAACTAGAATTGTTCCTTGATAAACGACACCGTTGCCGCTATTTGGAATAAGATTGATAGTACTATTGGTGCTGGCAATTGTATTGCCGCTAAGAGTAAACGAGGCCATTTGGGCCTGCGTGTTTACTGTTAAATTTGTAGTTCTTGTAGTGCCGACTACTTGTAGGTCATTGGATGGCGTTGCTGTATTAATGCCAACGCGGCTGTTTACAACATCTAGATAAAGTAAGTTCGTCTCAAAAGCTAGGTTTACTCCGTTGCGAAGTAAATTATCTTTTAAGAGCGGACCTGAGATTCGACCAACAGCCATTTACGCTCCTTTGACCCCGTGTTTCACGGTTAACCACCTTGCATTGCGGGTTTACCACAGTTTAATATCGCAAAAACTTGGTCAGCTTTTGCAGTAATAGTATTTAGCTGATTGGAGATTTTACCCTAGTATCAGGCTCCAAATTGTGGTTAGGTCATTTTCAGCACTAGTTGATGTGCTTACTCCAGCAATATCTTGCCACGATGTTCCGTTGTAAATCTCAGTATTTTGATTAGATGTGTTGTATCGAGTAGTACCTGTTTGTGGATTTGTAGGACGAACTGCTGTTGTTCCAGCTGGGAGTCTGACTGCTTTTGTTCCAGAAAACTTAGTAACACCTGCACCAGTATTGGCAATAGTAAACGGCAATGCGGTAACTTCAGCCGCAATTACAAGTCCGCCTGTTTCTGTTGTAATAATGAACGATCCAGTTTCAGTAGTAAAATAAGGATTACTAAAACTTGGATTATTAATAGTATTATGATCAAATAATACTGCCCCATTTATTTTAACTTGTCCTACACCCAGCGTTGTTAGATTTAAATCAGCAGTTGCATTTGATATTTTATTAGTTGAAATGCTGATATTTCCAGCAGTTAATAAACTAGTAGTTACTGCATTTGCTGTTAAATCTGTATATAATGTAGCACTATTAAGCCATACATTATTCCACTGTAATGTACTAGAACCTAAATTCCAACTGTTAGTTTGCTGATAAGGTGCGCCTGGATTTGTAAATAAACCAACGCTAGTTTGAGTTGTTAGTGCGTTACCCAACTGATCTGTTAACGCTACAGTTGTAGGTGTAACGGTAACTGTGGATTCTAACGGGATGATATCGCTAGCTACTTCTGCGGGAATAGTAATCCTATCATCAACGCTATCGCCAAACACTAAATCACCATCAAATGTTATATCGCCGGTTGCATGTAGTATACCATTAACTAGCGTATTTGAATTAATCTGAGTTATGCCGCCAGTAGTACCTTGCAATATTACTGAAATTTTATCAATATAAAAAATGCTATAATCGTTTCGGAAACTAAAACTTAGTTCGTCTGACCCAATAGCAGTTGTTGTAAATGTATAAGTTGTGTAGTCCCAAAACGTTGCATTTGGAGAACCGTATGGTAGTGTTGGTCCAGGACCTGATGAACTTCCGCCTGTTAATACTGCACCGTTCCATAACACTTTAAAATCTGCTTGTCCTACGGTAGCATTTGGTGTCAATGCAATAATGTTTAAAGTGTCTTCTGTGGTTAAAATTGACATGCTTGGCTCTGTTGCCAAGTAAACGTTTGCAATATTTTTTAAACTAAAGGTTATAACGTAAGTCTGGCCAGCGTCTGTATTTAAAGTTTGCTTTACTGTAGAAGTTTGTATGTACGATGCCGCGGATAGTGCATAGCTACCTGATATTGCATTATCTACACCAACTACTGCAATTTTGCCGACATCGCCAGTTACTGTCCAGCTAGTAGTATCGCCTGTTTCAAATCCTGCATTAGCAACATAATTAGGATTTTGATAAGGAGTAAAATATATAGTTGCATTAGTAGTACCTGTTAGTACGTTAGTGGCAAAAGTTAAATTGTTAGTTTTAAGGCCACCACTGATATTAATGGTAGGAGTGCCGGACTGGTTAGGTTGTAGTATTATCGTTTGATTTATAATAGAATTATAAATCTGATTTGTAGTGATTTGAAATCCAGTACCAATATCAGTTTCTGTATCAACTATTAAGTTATCTGTAGTTGCGTCCCCTAACATATCAAGGGCACGAACTGGAGTACTATTTTTAATTCCTATATTGCTGCCGTTAATATTTAGATATAGTAAATCAGTTTCAAAAGCAAGATTATTACCATTACGCAATAAATTAGCAGACAAGAGTGGGCCGCTGATTCTTCCAAACTCACGGCCTGCTGATCCAAACGGGTTATTTTGTGGAATATTTACGTCAGGTATTGCTACCGTTGGCAAACTTACGTTTTTTACGCTTATCTTTGGAGATATTTTATGGGCCATGATTGACCTCTTATTGATCGAATCCGATCAACACCGTGACAACTTTTCCAATAGGAACAGGAGTAGTAAATTGTAGATAGTATTCACCGCTGGATATAGTTCTAGTACTTTCTACCATTGTTAAATTGCTATTTGTTGCAATAGTTGCGTTGGTAGTTTTACTAAGAGTAATGCTAGTCAATACATCCGTAATAGAATCTAGTGTATAGTTAGTTACAGTGGTAGCTGATTGAATGCCAGTACCAGTTACTGTTGAGCCAATTAAATTAATTGTTGGGAATGTTGCAGTTCTACTAGTAATATTTCCAGGGTAAGTCATTGCAGTGGTAAATGTACTAGCGTAAGTTACCTGGGTAGTTGTACATGACGTTACTACAAAATTACCGTTATATCCTTGTGGCATGAATCCTGTAACTACAATCGTAGAGCCTACAGCAAACGGAGCGGCTGCTTGCGACGGATATGTTAGTGTAACAGTTGTACCATTTCCTGTAGCATTTGTACCTGTTAAACTTGAATTTAAATATATTACACTAGACGGTGAAGCAGTTGATTGACTAGTGGTAATCGTGTATGTTTCAGAACTAAATGTTGGATTTTGAACTACGGTATAGTTAATGTTGTTTAATTGTATAACGTTTTCTACAACTACAATAATATTCTGTCCGCCCCATGTGGTATTGTTAGCAACAACACTAGGTGGTCGAGGACTTAACGGTCCAAAAATAGTATTAATATCATCACCTGCGCCTAAATTCTGTTGTGTTATTCCTGTAGATTCTTTAAAACGCAATTGTCTCCAATTTCCGTTTTGATAAATTTCCACTTCTCCGCCTGTGGTAACATCAGTATTATATCGCATCATACCGTTTACAGGAGATAGTGGACGTTGCGCACTTGTGCCTGTTGGTATTACTACGCTACCAGGATTAACTGGGGTTAAAACAACGTTCGTGTCAGTATAATCTACATAAACACTTGCGTGATTAGCAGTTCTATGATTAATGTTTTGTCGTTTTAAATATCTCATTATACGGCCAATGTACTTACGGTTACTGTTAAAACGTTTGCAACGCTAGCTTTTCCTACTAGTATATCGTTGTGACTTAATACTAATTTTTCTTGATCTAAACTTACAGTTTCTGTTGGAGGAATACTAATAGCATTGATAATCATATTACTTGTACTTGCTGTACCTTGTGATCCGCTGGCATTGGGTACTGCATATAAAGTAAATGTTGCTGTTTGTGAAGAACTAGTATTGCAAATAATAATAGTAGTTATAGCATTTCCCAAAACTGGAGAAACCGCAGTGCTAGTGTATAATCCTTTGTTTGTATTTGCTGAATCAATTAAAGTTGATGTTAGTGCCATGTGTGTTCCTTATAATAAAATACTTAGTGCAACCGCGCGGCTTCTACTAACTAATTCGTCTGGTGTTTGAGATGCATTATTATTATTAAAATATATACCAGTTTTTCCTGGGCCAATAGTGGCACTAGAATAAATGTTAGTGGTTCCGCTTGTTACGCTAGGCTGTGCGCCTTGATCGTCTAATACAAGAACTCCAACAATTTCAACTTTTCCAGTATTTGCTGATAATTTTAAATTGTTAATGTTGCTACCAGTGTTTGATATCAAATCCTGATACAGAGTAATATCGTTGACTGTAAATCCGCCTGAGGATAATGATACTTCTGTTATTCCACCTAATTGGAATACAATACTAGATGCAAAAGCCTGTATACTTGTAGTAGCATCAACTAAAGGAGTTACAGTTGGATACCATAATGCACTAACCGCAATAGTTCCAGCGGCATTGGTAACATACTGTTGTACATATTTTCTAGTTGGAATATCATTGTCATTTAGTACACGGTTTTCGTAACCTGCCGCATTAACTACTCTAAGAACAAACGGTTGATTTTGCATATCAAATACAAAATTACTATTAGTTGGAGTTAAAATACCTGACAATGCTAGTGCCGATGGAGTGCCGTCAGCAGTTTTCATTACAAACGAACCAGCTACACTTGAACTGGAATATGGATTAAAATGGCTAACTGTTTCGTCAAATACTAGATATGCGCTACTTCTACTTCCTCGCCAAATTTGTAAACCAGATTGTCCGTTAATAGGACTTGCTGTTGGAATTCCATCTCCGTTGTATATGTTGTTTGGGTCGTAGTTAAGTTGTAAAATATTGTCTTGAATAGAAACACTATTACTTTCAATATTAGTTTGTGATCCAACAACATCAAGATTTCCAGTAATTGTAACCGTGCCACTACTTCCTGGATCTAAAATAATATTTCCGCCAGCCTGCACCCTGATACGATAATCACCACTTAGGTTTAATACTCTTGACATGTATATCCTTAGTAGGGGCCGAAGCCCCTATTAGTTATTAAGCGTTTTCTACTAGTAATGAATCTGCTGTTGCGGCAGTCATGTTCCACTTAACTTGTGCGCCGGTAGCAAATGCTGTGCCGGTACCACGAGTTACAGTAGCTTTACGACCTGTAATCTT